GGTTTCACCACGGAAGACGTAGTTCGAGAAGCCGAAAAGCTTTACACTTTTGTTGTAAATCGCTAACCTTGTAAATCGCGTATTATTTGAGATGTTCTGGACGCGGGTTCAACTCCCGCCACCTCCAAATCCACCCAAAACTTTGGGCGTTTCCACCTTTTAAATACTATTTAATATAGATAAAGGAGGTGGAGATGTCCAAAGTCAATTTGGTTTGCGCTGTATGTAGTAAGCGATTTCTAAGAGACAAGAAAGAATATAATAGAAGTCAAAAATTTGGAAGGCCATGTTATTGTTCGCGAACATGTTCTGGAAAAGCAAATCAAAAAAGCTTAGGAGAACATCTTGGAGTAGGCAAGCCAGAGTTTTTAACGACAAGAAAGCCAGATGAATATACTCCTTTTAGGTATTTTTTGAGATCTATAAAGAGAAGAGAATATCTAAAAGGCAAAAGTGATATTGATTTAAAATATCTAAAATATCTTTGGGAGAAGCAGGGAGGAATATGTCCGTTTACTGGGTGGAAGCTTTTATTGCCGGAAGGATCTTCTGTGAGAAAAGACAGATCTGTTTATCGTGCTTCGCTTGACCGTATTGACAACTCAAAGGGATACACAAGGGGAAACCTTCGCTATGTATCAATTATGGCCAACTATTGTAGAAACGAGTTTTCAGATGAAGAGGTAAAATTGTTCTGTGAAGCAGTGACAAGTTCTAAAAAGGTCAACACTTGGAGCCAAGTGGAGTAAGTTTTATCCGAGACAAAAGGTTGACATTTACTTCTAAATGGAGTATAATTGTCTCATTTGAATCCTCGCCAAACAAAGAAGGAGAAGAAAGTGACTAACATGTTTGACCCATACAAGTATCCAAACTGTATCGATCTAGACGTAAAGTGCGAACACGAGTTCCTGACAATTCGAGAAAACTATTCACGAACGGATTGGGTTCCAGAGGCGTATCACGGACAGAAGGGAAAGGTGATCAAATCAGTATTTCCAAAGGCGTTCATTACGGGATCGGCATCATTCCTCTTAGAATTTGAGAACGAGGAGAGGATGTGGATATCAAGCCTATCAGTTCAGGAATACATGTTTCCGTGGGAGAAAAAAAGAAAATGACTCCCGCCACCTCCACCAACTTTTCTTTTTTTTCTCTTGTTGAGACCTATTTAAAGTATGAAACTTATAATGGAAAACTTTAGAAAGTTTATTAATGAAACGGCTGAAATGCCAGCTAAACTATATCATGCAACATATGAACACCTCCTTTCATCAATTCAGACTGATGGTCTTGGCGGTGATAGAGACATCCAATGGGATGATTCACAACGAGGGGTTGTATATTTGGCTACAGATCCATATGTTGCAGAGTCGTATGCGGAGACAGCCGAGGCATACGAAGAAAACGAAGATTATGAAATAATTATTTTGGAAATAGATACATCATATTTAGACCAAAGCCTGTTTCAGATAGATCGCAACGTAATCGGCAATGATGGCGATACCGTGGAATACCACGGCGTTGTACCCCCATCGGCTGTTAAAATTATGGGGTCTTTATAATGAAACTGATAATGGAAAATTGGAGAAGAACCGTTCTAGAGTTTAATACCGAAACGAAATTAGAAGCAGAAAGCGGAAAAGTTGTACTGAAAACACCAGATGGTGAATTTTCGATGTCGCCAGAGGAGCTTATGAATATGAAGTCACCTGACTGGGATGATAGTGTGATCGAGATCGAGACACCTGATATGGGGGGCCGCTCTGTTGATCTGCCGAAGGAGGTTGTTGCAAAATTCTTAAAAAAGCATGGCCTTGCTGAATTTCATAACTTTAAAACTAATTAAGGTTCGACTCCCGCCCCCACCACCACCTTTTCTCTTTTTGGAGACTATTTAATATATGAAACTCATAATGGAAAATTGGAGAAGCTTTTTAACCGAGGGCATCGCAACAGATCCTCGTATCCAAACAGCCATAGATAATCTTTTCGAAATGAGAAAGTTGGGAATCCACCTACAGCAATTCAATGAGGACGTTACAGTAAAATATATTCACCTCGAAGGAAGGGAGCGGGGATTTATATCTCCGGTTGAAGGATATATTAATATTGAAAAAAGAAAATACTATGCTGGACAATGTTTAGACGGCTGGACAGTAGAAAGGGCATTTGTTGAAAAAGGTTGGGGTCCGCTATTATACGAGATCGCGATTGAATGGGCATCCAGAAACGGCGGAGGATTAACTCCTGACAGGCAGTCAGTTTCCGATGATGCAAAAAAGGTTTGGTATAAATATGAATCTAGATCGGACATAATAAAAACACAACTTGATGCCCGTAAGGATGACGGATTAAAACAACTGACACCAGATGATCCGTCTGACGATTGCAACCAATATATGTCCGTTCAAGATGTATATCCAGATGATTGGACGACTTCTCCATTATCTAAAATGTACAGCAAAAATAATCTAGAAGTAATAACACATTTGTTAATATCAAAGAAATTAATATTTAATGATAAGAGGTAATATATTATGAAACTCATAATGGAAAACTGGCGACATCACTTAAAAGAACAAGGCGATTCTTTTAAATGCCCTCACGGAATGTTCGTTTCTGTAATGCTGCCACCCACTAAGCGTGAAATTGTTATACTGCCAACTAATAACGAAGGTCCGACTGCTTTTTACAGAAGCACCGGATCCGGAACTGCAGGAAGAAATACAGAAGATATGTGGTTACCTATGGGTGGAGTTGGACAACATAATGGCGATCCTTGGATCATAAAACTACCTTCTAGTCACCCACAAGCGAAAGGCTCTAAATTCCCCAAAGAAGAATCAGAGTTTTGGAAAATTGGAAAGGAACTGGCTCGCTGTTACGAAAGAAGCCCGTTCAAGTCCAAGGATTGGACAGGATATCTTACAAAATTTGAACTCCCTTCCTATGAACAGGTGGAGGAATACGCAGGTATTTTCCGAATTACTTATGGCGCAATGATTGTCAACCACTGGTTGAATAGTAAGGGTGCGCTAAAAACAGATTGGCAGTCTGGAGGGATATACGGGTCTGTTAACCATCCGGTATCTGGGGTGGAAAAAGGCTCTGGATATACCACTGACCTCGCAGGGTTAACTGTAAGAGATATTCACAGTATGGTATGGAAAAATTCGCAAGAACAAGGCACACACAACATATGAAACTAATAATTGAAAATTGGAGGTCCTTTTTGGAAGAAGCAAGAATCCCCTTGCCAAAACTGACACCACCAGACCCTCTCCCCAAACCAATCCCCGGACGTCCAGATATGCCTGGCAGAAAACCGTCACACCAAAGCGACCATCCAGAACAAAGTGGCAAGCCAAAGACAGTGAAAATAGACGTTGACCCCGAAAACCCAGATATTACAAGGGCACTTGAAATCGCAGATTCTGATTTGCCAGTAAGAAGGTTAAAGGGCGTAGAAGAATTGCTTGACATATTCAAAGAAGTACCTGAGAATAATCAATTGGCTCTATTTCAAACAGTGGGTTCCGTAATTGAAAAAGTAGAAAGCGACCCCGGAATTATTATATCTCCGAGATTACAATCTAAAATAGATGATTTTAAGAGACTGAAAAAAGAAAGAGATGATTTAGAATCTTCTCCAACAGTGGCTCAGTATGCAAATACTCTGGACATGACGGAAACAATAGAAAATTTAGAATCAATATTGGAATCAATCTTAGGTGGAAAAGATCTTATAAAATAAACTACTTATAATTAAGAGAGGGTCCCTCTATGTCCAAAAAGAAAGTTCAATTAAGTGATATAAATTGGGGTAATGCACAAACTGGATCTTTAGCCGGTCAAGAAAGTCATTTAGGTCTTAGCAGAGAAGGGATGATCATATTATCATCTGTGGGCGGATCTAGCATTACTACACCGGCATCCAGCACAGATAATGCAATAGTTAGATTTAGCGGCACTGGTGGTTCGACTATTCAAGATTCTTCAGCAACGATAAGTGATGCTGGAATACTTTCTGCGTCCGCAATGACAGTAAGTAGTATTACAGTTGGTGCTTTATCTGGATCTGGTTTGATAAGAGGACACGCCCTTAGCGGTTCAAGTGTAAAGGGGCATCTTGTTTCAGGATCTAGTGCCACGTTTCATGAAGCAATAATAACTAGATTAAGCGCAAGTTCTATACACATTGGAACAAATGATGCAGGCGCAGATAGACAAATAACATTTGGAGATACCGGCACCAGCAAAACGGTCATAGGCGTTGATAACAGCTTAAACGAATTTGTTATTTATCGTAATAAATCGTTAATTCCAAGCTCGCTGCCATCTGCCGGTCCCGACTTCACTATCCAAAGTAGCGAAGTTAACATAGGTAACGGCAACGCTTTGAGAATCGGTGGTGAAGCTTCAGCAACAGATGGAACAGATAGAATCATCAGTTTCAATCACGCTACCGCACCAACTTATATGGGCATAGATGATTCTCAGGATGCTTTTGTAATTTCGATTGGAGGAGCTTTTGCTTCTACAAACGCATTCGAGCTTCACACGTCTGGTGAGATACAACTTGGAAAAGGTAAGCTCCAAGTAGATGGCACTGGCGGCGGCTATACCAACGGGACTTATGGTGGGACTAACACACTAGGACTTTTCCATGATGCAAGTGATGGTAACAACGGCATAATGATAACTAGGGTCGATCACTCAACAAGTGACGGCGATTTGCTGGGAGGCATCGGCTTTGATTCGACGGATTGGAAATCACCGAGTAGTATTTTGGAGGCATCAGCATTTATTGCAGCATATGCTGCAGAAGCTCATGGTGCTGAAGACAAGGGCGGTGATTTAGTATTTGGCACTTCGATGATTAATGATGACGATGATACTGCTTCTCATGAATGGATGAGAATAACTCACGAAGGAAGGGTTGGAATTGGTGTCTCTGGTTCTTCTGCGGGTACACCCGATAATAGGTTACATGTGTCTAGTCCAAATGGAACTGGAAAATCGACTATGAAGCTAGAACAACTAGACCCAGAAGAACCGTTTATTCATTTTTCAGGCAGTACAGCAAGTGACCAAACAAAGAGTCTTTCGACAGATACGTCCGTTGGAGCGTTGACTGGTCATGTTAGAGTTAGCATTAATGGAACCGATTATTGGATTCCTTATTATGCCGCTAATTAAATTAGGAGAATATAAAAATGAAAGTATGGATTCACGAAAAAGGACACAAAGGGCAGGAAGTTAGAAGAATACAAAAATCAATCGGAGGTTTAGTTGTAGACGGCGATTATGGAAAAAAGACAGTACAGGCAGTAAAAGACTATCAGTCTGATAACTCTTTGTCAGTAGATGGCAGAGTTGGTCCTGAGACTAGAACATCTTTGGGAATAGAAATTTATCCAGGTATTGATGTTAGCCATCACCAAGGTATGATTGATTGGGACACTGTAAAAACAACAGGGTTAGCGGATTTCTGTTGGGTAAAAGCGACAGAGGGAAACACTTATCTAGATCCGAAGGCGAAGAGAAACATATCGGAGTGCCGACGAGTGGGTATACCGGTTGGTGCCTATCATTTCGCCCGGCCGGATCTTCATTTGGACCCTTATAAAGAGGTTAAAAATTTTGCCAAACATTGCCCTACAGATGTGGGAGATTTAAGACCAGTTTTGGACTTTGAAAGAAACGGAGACCACGATGCCGCGTCTATCCACAATTGGGTAGTTGAGTTTTTAAAAGAAATAGAAAAGGAAACAGGCATACGTCCAGTGATTTATACTGGAGGGAACATGGTCAAATATGGATTAAATAAGAACACTTCAATTTTAGATACGTATACATTGTGGCACGCTGCTTATAGTAGAAAATCTAGAGTAACCGGAATAAAAAAGGATAGATTAGGGTCTTGGAAAGAGTGGAGAGTTTGGCAATGGACAGGGTATGAACAGATTGACGGAGTATCTGGCGATATTGATAGAAATTGGCTCGTCGGCGGACAATCTGGCTTTGATGAAATTTTAATTAAATAAAGTTCTTGACTTAATTAATTTATGATGGTATTATTACGTTTGAGGTAATAAAAATGTCTAATTACGTAATTACTTTTTATAATAGAGAGAAAAAAGAATGGAGGTCTCAAGACGTTATGAGAATGACTTTTTCTGAGGCTGTGATGTTTGCAAGCAAGCAAAAAAATAACATGGGATTTGATTGGGAGATTTCTTGTGTGGCGAAAACAAACAAGGATAAATAAGCTAATTTAATGAGCGGAAGTGTTATAAATGATTCGTATTATAGGCAAAATACCTCCAAAAGTGACCGTTGCGTGTTCTGGAGGAGTCGACTCAATGTCGGTAGTGCGCTTTCTTTTGAATGGGAAAAGAAAGGTGCGGCTTGCTTATTTTAATCACGATACCTCCCACTCAAAAGAATCAGAACACTTTGTTAGAAGCTTTGCAGCAAAAAATAAACTAATATTAACAGTTGGGAGAGTTAAAGGAATAAAGGAAAGGTCTTCTTCTTTAGAAGAATTCTGGAGAAAAGAAAGATATAATTTTCTAGACTCATTGAATGAGAGGAATGTTATAACATGCCATCATTTAGATGATGTTGTTGAGACATGGTTGTTTAGTTCTTTTCACGGTAATCCAAAAATGATACCATACAAAAGAGGGGACAGGATCTATAGACCATTCCTTATGACTGAAAAGAAGGAAATACTAAATTATGCGGAAAGACAAGATGTTGAGTGGATCGAAGACCCGTCGAATCGTATGACAAAAAATATAATGAGAAACCACATTAGGCATAATGTCATGCCGGAAGTGTTAAAAGTAAATCCTGGCATAAGAAAGACAATTCGTAAAAAATTAATTGAAATTTATAAAGATTATTGAGTATAATGATAAATACGGGCCTCTAGCTCAATAGGTTAGAGCATCCGGCTCATAACCGGCAGGTTCTCGGTTCAAGTCCGAGGTGGCCCACTAAAATAGGAGAAACGATGAGAAGTTATCAATGGGGTCTAGAAGAAGAAAAGGGAGAAGTCATAAAGAAGGTTTCTTCGCCGAAGGAAAATAACGACAGCGATGACTTTAATGTTGTCGAATATTCAGGAAATAATATTTTCTTTTATTCTTCTGTCAATCGTCCGAAGATATTAAAGTTAAATAAGGCGATAACAAATTTGGGGAATAATTTAGCAACTCGTGCGTTTGTATATCAATCAGAAAAAGCAGATTCTATAAGGCTCCACATCAACAGTTATGGTGGTAGTGTTTTTGCTGGATTATCTGCCGTTGATTACATATTGACATCGAAAGTTCCTGTAGAAACGATCATTGAAGGGTGCGCAGCAAGTGCCGCAACTCTAATAAGTGTCGTAGGCAGTAAAAGATATATGCATCGTAACGCATGTATGCTAGTACATCAGTTGTCCGGACACTTATGGGGCAAGTTTCAGGATATGCAAGATGACATGCAGAATTCTGAAATGTTAATGAAAAAGATAAAAAATATTTATAGACAATACACTAAGATACCAGAAGAAAAGATGGATGAAATTTTAAAACATGATATATGGTGGGATTCAGAACAATGTTTAGAATACGGTCTTATAGACGAGATTATTTAGAACGAGGAAAAGCATAAATGCCTATTTATAGATATAAGTGTACGAATTGCGAACATGAGTTTGAATCTTTACAGACAATGAAGGAAGAGCCTTTAAAAAAATGTGTTAAATGTTTGTGCGAAGACACTTTGGAAAAATGTATAAGTATTACAAGTTTTCGCTTGTTGGGAAAAGGATGGTTTAAAGATGACTACAATAAAAAATAGATCGATAACTTCTAGCGAATCATTAAAATTCTTAAAAGAAAAGCTTAGTGATTTAAAATACCTAGGGGTTAAGTGGGACAATCACAAGAAGACTCCCAGAACGAGGGACACATATCAAGTAACTATAGACAAAATTTCTGACGCTGCCATCGGGCGTTTAATCGAAAGTGATCATGTAAAAGACGTTTATTATAATCCATCTATGGCACCTCAAGGATCGGGATATGGAATAAATCTTAGATATCGCCTGTATGTGTGTTACGAAAAGATTCCAATTAAAGGTATAAAATAATATGAAAGATAGAAGAAAAAGAATTGAGTTTCTTAAAATTGAAATAGAGAAATTAGAATTAGAAATTACCAATGCAGAAAGTTTTGGTAAAATGCACTTTGCGTCTAGGTTGCGCCTCATTCAAGAAAGAAAAAATAACATTTTAAATTCTTGGATTTTAAATTCCTAAAGATCCATTTTTAAAAATTTTTTAAATCCTTTATTTATAAAGTCTGCCGTTGCTTTATAACTAGAAGATAGTGTAACAATGTTAAACCTTGGATGCGTTGCAAAAAGAATTCCAATCAATCTCATTTGGCTATTAAAAATACCACTTCCGGAGCTGCCGCCGACAGCTGGTAACGTGACCATTGCATTATCTGATTCTGGTATTGGACCGCTATATCTTCCTTCAAATATGGGCATTGTTGGAGGATGAAAGATACCGGCCGGTGCCGAAAGGGCGAATACTTTATCTCCAACTTTTGGACCGGTTGTTGCAAGTAAGACACCTTTAGTATACAATCCTTTTGAGAACAGGAGACACAGATCTCTTTTATTCCCAACACCGTTAACTGAATATATAACTTTAGCACTTCTTAATTCATTATATATATTCCTAACGTGCATTGAGATTTGGTATTTTTTAATCTCTGCAGCTGCAGCGGCACTTAAAGAAGATTGGCAAACGTGCCCGGCAGTAAGCAGCAGGGATCCCTTTCTAGCTATCCCTATAGAAACGCCCGATCCAGCTGAGACAAAAGAGTCTCCTTTTTTGCATATAGTGTTGGTTTTTTTTCGACATTCTAAAACTTTTAGAGTTTTGTAAATTTTAACAAAAGCTTTTGTAGGAACAGCGACATGTCCAATTGTCTCTGTTTGAATTGTGGTTTCTTTATCTGTCGCATATCTCTCTATGAGGTCCTGTGATCCCCCACAAGATAAAAATAATATGGGGATCAACAACATCAGTCTATTTCGCATATTGTCTCCTATATATTAAGTATAAATAAAAGAATATTTTTTTTTAATTAAAAAGGAAAACACAATGAAAGAGTACGCTATAGCTGTTATTTTAATGTCATCGCCCCCGGTGGTGAGCAATACGAACGAACAACTCGTCTTAGACGGCAAGAATCAAGAGTCAGTTGTTTCAAAATATATGAAGCCAATATCTTCGTATCAAAAAATCAACCCAGGAAAAAGAAGTCAAAGTGCCGCGTTTTCTAACTTTACTTACACTACTCTCCCTACTAGTTGGGTAAAAGTTAAGAGATAGCATATTTATTATAGGTGGAAGTGAGCAAAGATAAATTGTCAAAAACATACGTCCTCGATACTAATGTATACCTAACAGATTCTAAATCTCTAGAATCATTTGGAGAAGATAACATCATTATCCCGCTCAAGGTGCTGGACGAAGTGGATAAGCATAAAAAACGTCAAGACCCCGTCGGCGTCCATGCTAGAAATATAATAAGAAAATTAGACAAACTTAGGGAACACGGCAATCTCCACCAGGGTGTAAAAATAGGAGATGGAAAGGGAATAGTGTTTGCAAAAAGTTATGATCCATTCGCTCTTCCTGATGACCTAGATTTAGAAAATGCAGATAATCAAATAATTGCAACAGCACTTTCGGAAAAAAACAATAATCCCGACAGAGATATAATTGTAGTTTCCCGCGATATTAATATGAGAGTTAAGTGTGACTCTTTGGGGCTGGAGTGCGAAGATTATAATATAGAACAGGTAGTGGAGGATATAAGTGGGTTATATACAGGGTTTAAAACGCACCTAGTGGATGACCAAATAATAGACAATGTTTATAATGACAACCCAGTATATCTTGACGAAGATGAAATAAAGGTTAACCCTAATCAGTTTGTGATGTTGGTGTCTAGTTCTAACGAGAAAAAAACTGCTCTGGTAAGATTTCTATCTTATGAACAGCCACTTAAGAAAGTTAGAACATTTACAAAAGGAAAAGTATGGGGACTTAAGCCCAGAAATAAGGAGCAATCTTTTGCTCTAGATTTATTGATGGACCCGCAAGTTCCAGTGGTATCTTTAATAGGCAAAGCGGGGTCAGGCAAAACTTTGTTGGCACTAGCATCTGCTTTGCACCAAACGTTCGGGGAGGTGGCTAACGACCGCATGTATAATAGAATTGTTGTTACTAAGCCCGTCGAGCCAGTAGGCAAGGATATCGGATTTTTGCCTGGCACAATGGAGGAGAAAATGATGCCATGGCTGGCTCCAATACAAGATAATTTACAATTTCTTTTCGGAAATGATAAAATGACTCTAGAGATGCACATGGAAGAGGGTCGCATCGAGGTTGAAGCCATGACTTATATAAGGGGCAGGTCGATTTCAAATGCTTTCATCATAATAGACGAAGCTCAGAATATGAATCGTCATGAAATCAAGACTGTTTTGACAAGAGTGGGAGAGGGAACAAAAATAATTTTAACAGGAGATATAGAACAGATCGATAATGTCTATATTGACGGAACAAACAATGGACTCTCGTACATCGTGGAAAAATTTAAAGATCAAGATATTGCTGGACACATAACCCTGTTTAAGGGAGAAAGGTCCAAAGTTGCAACTGTAGCAGCTAAACTATTATAACAAAGGAGTTAAAATGAAAGTTGAGTTTACAGATAACAGTGAGTTAGAAGAAGGTGGAACCATCAAGGAAAATGTAGAACCGACCACCGAAATGAAAAGTTGGATGGTCAACTATGTTGGAGAAAAGACCAATCCGGAAGATGATCAAGTAACGGTTGAAATGATCGTAGAAACCATGGCAAAAGAATTTCCAGAATTTCTTATGGCCATCGCAGAAGAAAATTGGATAAGAGGATATCATCAGGCACTTGAAGATGTCACGGAAGGAGAGAGATTGCAGAGAGAGTCATCTTTGGTCTCCTCCGACAAAGAGGAAGAAGTTGATTGAAAACTACATAAAGGAAACTAATAAAAAATCCAGACAAGCATCGGGAGAAGATCAGTTTGGGTCTATTCAAGTAATAATGAAAGATCATTTTAGTACAAGAAATATTGATCTAGATGTTGTTCTTGGTGAAGTATCTAGCAAGGTCCCTCCTGCGTATCTGGAGTATATTGATTATATTATGATTGGACACTTTGAAGAGTTAACTAAAAAAAGTGTCAATGCGGCTTATATGGACGGAGCGATATATGTCACCAATGAACAAGATGATGAGAGCGACATGATAGATGACCTTGTTCATGAAATCGCCCACGCCGT